ATCTACTTGTTCTAATTTATTTGTTGTATACTCCGCAGCAGTTAAATTTTGAAATGTTATAGAATCAAAATACTGTTTCATATTTAGAAATTGGAAGAAGTAATTTTTTTAAAGATTTATCAAATCCAGCTGCTAGAAAACTAAACGATAATTTTAGTAATAGTATAGGTAATAATCTAAATAGTATATCTTATAAAAAAAGAAATACAGATTCTAATAATAATATCTTATATTATCCAAGAGAATTACCAATTTATAATTTATTTAATACAAAATCTGAAAATTATAGTAAATCTTTTTGTATTTCAAAAGAAATGTTTGGAAGAAAATTACAAAAAGAAACAGTTGATTTATTTGATTCAGATTTATCTGGAACTTTTGGAAATAAAAAAGTTAGATTAAAAGACAGTTATACTGGAGTATTATATAGATCTGATTGTGAAACAAGAAAGGCTGAATGGAATTATGTTGGTCATTGTTTACATAATGAAGGAATTATAACTGTTTTACATCCTTCTTTAGAAAATTTTAGTGATTTTGGATATAAATTAGACTTTAAATCTTCTTCTAAGTTAAATGTTCTAGAATTAAATTTACCAGCATATGCAGGAAAATCTAACAAATCATACAATAAGTCTTATATTGAAAATCTTAGACTAGATGAATCTTCTTTTAATTCTGATGAAGATTTTACATACATTACAGACATAAATTTACATGATTCAAATCTTAATATAATAGCAAAAGCAAAGATAATAAAACCTTATCCTAAAAAAGATACAGATAATGTTTTATTTAGATTAAAAATGGATTATTAATGAAACATGTTAAATATATTGGTTTAGATATATCTACTTCTATAATAGGTATATCTTTATTGGATTGTAATAGTAAACTTATTAACTTAGAAAATATTAATCTTAAAAAGATATCTTGTATATTCTATAAGTCTAATATGACTAAAGAATATTTTACAAAAATAAAAGAAAAATATTTATTTGAAGATGAAATTAAGATTTTTATAGAAGAAAGTTTTCAATCATTTAGTAAAGGATTCTCTTCAGCAAAAACTTTATCTCAGTTAAATAGATTTAATGGTATAGTATCATATATTTCATCTGAAATATTCTCTGTTGTTCCAGAATATATAAATGTTAACAGTGCTAGAAAAAATTTAGGAATAAAAATTAATAAAAAATTAGAAATAAATACAAAAGAACAAATATTTCAGTGGGTCAAAAATGATTTTAAAGAAAACAATTATGAATTTGTTTGGCCTGAAAGGACATTAACGAGAGGACCTAATAAAGGACTTGTAAAATTTGATGATTGTTGTTATGATATGTCTGACGCTTATGTAATTTGTAAGGCAGCTATTTATAATGAAAGACTCATTGATTAATAATAAAATTTATTTTTTTGAATCAATTACAAACAACTATCAAATATCTAACGATGGATTAAATCTATCTATTTGGTGTCCTTTTTGTAAACATGATAATAAAAATAAATTAAAATTAGTTATACATTTAGAAAAGAATTTTTGGCACTGTTGGTTATGTGATAAAAAAGGATCTGATGTATCTTATATTGTTTCTAAACTTAATAAAAATAAAGTTAATGAATCAAAAAAAATATTTAAAAAGAAATCGTATAATAATGATTTTAATATTAATCTTTTTGGAGAAAATGAAGAGATATGTGAAGAAACACATCAAGTTGAAATACCTAATGGATTTATGTTATTAGCTAATAATTTTAATTCTAAAAACCCTGATATTCGTGATGTATTTAATTATTCACTTAAAAGAGGTATTAATAAACATAAAATGTGGTTCTTAAAATTAGGATGTTCATTAAATAATGATTTTCGGCGAAGTTTAATAATACCTTCGTTTGATGAAAAAGGTAATCTTAATTTTTATACTGCACGAAGAATTGATGTTAATTCTTCTAGCCCAATAAAATATAAAAATGCTTCTGTTTCTAAAAAAGATATTATTTTTAATGAATTAAATATTAATTGGAATAAACCTTTAACAATTGTAGAAGGACCTTTAGATTTATTAAAAACAAACGATAATGCAACTTGTTTACTTGGGTCTTCTTTAACTTATGATATGAAATTATTTAGAAATATAGTAAAAAATAAAACAGAAATTAATCTTGCATTAGATAAAGATGTTTATTTTAAAACATTAAAAATAGCTAAACTATTAAAAGAATATGATATAAAAGTAAATATTCTTGATACAAGGATTGCAGATGATGTAGGTGATATGTCAATTTCTCAATTTAATGAATGTCTTTCAAACGCGAAAGAATACAAAGAAAATGATTTATTATTAACAAAAATATCAATGCTTTAAGGACTAAAATGACTTTTAAATGCGCACACATATCAGATATCCATTGGAGAGGTTTAAAAAGACATGATGAATATAGAATTGTCTTTGAAAATCTTTTTAAAAAACTTAATTCTGAAAAACCTGATATTATTTTTATTGGAGGAGACATAGTTCACTCCAAAACTCAAGGGATATCCCCTGAAATTATAGAACATTTACACTGGTGGTTTGAATCTCTTGCATATATTGCTCCTGTTCATATTATCTTAGGAAATCATGATGGTTTAATTTTAAACAAAGACAGACAAGATGCTATTACTCCTATTATAAATGCTCTTCAAAATGATAATATTTTTCTATATAAAAAAAGTGGAACATATCCTACTGGAATTAAAGGATTTAATTGGTGTGTTTTTTCTTGTTTTGATGAAGAAAACTGGGATAAAGTTGTACCTATTGAAGGAGAAATTAATATTGCATGTTTTCATGGCGCTGTTTGGGGATCAAAAACTGATATAGATTGGGAGCTCGAAGGTGAAGTCAGTATTAGTTTCTTTGATAAATATGATTTTTCTTTTTTAGGCGACATTCATAAATTACAATTTCTTGATCAAGAAAAAAGAATAGCTTATCCTGGATCAACAATTCAACAAAATTATGGTGAAGATATTAAAAAAGGATTTTTATTATGGGAAATTAACAATACAAATGATTATAAATCTAAATTTATTTCAGTAGATAATCCATATCCTTTTGTAACAATTGATTGGAAAGGTTCTGTAGAAAATACTCTTCCTTATATTTCAAAAGTAAAAAATGGATCAAGATTTAGAATAAGATCTGATGAAAATATTACTCAATTAGAAATTAAATTATTACATCATTATTTAAAAGAAGATAAAAAAGCAAAAGAAATTGTATATCAAAATACAGGTAAAAAAGATGTCAATTTATTATCTTTAGATATAAAACCTAATCAAAATTTTGATATTAGAAATAAAATTAATAGAAAAAGTACTTTAAAAGAATTTTTTTCAGAATCAGTTGATGAAAAAAGAATAGAAGATATTAATAATTTATTTTCTAAATACTTAGACGATATTCCTGATGATTTATCTGGTTTGAATAATTCTTTTTGGTCTATTCATGATTTAAAATTTAACAACACTTTTTCATATGGAAAAGAAAATTATATTAATTTTGATAAACTAGATGGAGTAATAGGTTTATTTGGGAATAATAGAGCAGGAAAATCTTCTATTCCTGGAACTTTAATGTATTGTTTGTTTAATAGTACTGACAGAGGATCAATTAAAAATCAAAATATTGTAAATATAAGAAAAGGTTTTTGTGATGCATCGACAACAATATCAGTAGGACAAGAAAAATATTTAATTGAAAGAAAAACTAATAAATTATCTGATAAAAAAGGAAAAATTAGTTCAATAACAAACTTAAATTTAACAAATTTAAATAATAATTTAGAAATAGATGTTTCTGAAGAACAAAGAAGAGAAACAGAAAAAATAATTAGAAATATTATTGGAACTTCTGAAGACTTTTTATATACATCATTTGCTTCTCAAGGAGAAATGAATACTTTTATAAAAGAAAAATCAAGTGCTAGAAAAACTGTTCTTACAAAATTTTTAAAATTAGAACTTTATGATGAGTTATATAAAAAATCTAGAGAAGACTATATTATACTTAAAAACAAGTATAAAAATTTAGAAGAAAAAAATTGGGATGAAAATATAAATCAAATAAAAAATTCTATAAAAGAAATAGAAATTATTTGTGATTCTTATAAAGAAAAAATATCCTTATTAAGAGAAAAAGAAATTGATATTAAAGTAAATTTAAACAATTTAGAAAAAGATAATAAATCACACCCATCAGGATATACTTTAGATAAAGTTAATAGCGAAATTGATTATATTTCAAATAAAATTAAACAAAGTAAAGAAAAAATTAAGTTTCTAGAAAAAGACACAGATAAAAGTTTTATTCTTTTAAATAAAATTAAAGAATTTAAGAAAGATTATTCAATTGAAAATCTTGAAGAAGATAAAACAAAATTAGATTTATTAAAAAACAAACTAAATAATATTAAAAGAAATAAAATATTTCTTAATGAAGAAATAAAAAGAAATAACAAAAGTCTTAAAATATTGGAAGAAGTTCCATGTGATGAATCTTTTAGTAGTTGTAAATTTATTAAAGGAGCATATGAATCAAAATCTAATATTAAAAAATTATATAATGAAATAGACTCTTTAGAAAAAGATATACTTGAGATATCTTCTGCAATTAAGTCAATTGAAAGAGAAAATATTGAAGAAAAAATTAAAAAATTTAATGAAATTTTAAATAAAGAATATAAAACAAAACTAGACTTAGAAAGATTAAATGAAAAAAGTGAAATTATAAATGAAAAAATAAAATCAGACGAAGAAAAAAACAAAAGTCTTCAGATTATTAGAGAAGAATTAAAAACATTATCTAATGATAGTTTAATTGAAAAGATTAAGAAATTAAAATTTGAATTAACTGAGATATCTTCTAAAATATATGACAATGAAAACTATATTGTAAAAAATAATAAAGATAAATTTGTTTTAGAAAATCAAATAGAACAATTACAAAAAGAAAAAATTGAATATTATAATTTAATTGAAGAATGGAAAACTTACGATTTATTTTCATATGCAGTATCTAAAAAAGGAATTCCTTCTATGTTAATAAATAATAGTCTTCCTTTAATAAATCAAGAAATAAATAAAATACTTTCAGGAGTTACAACATTTAATATTAATTTAGAAGAAGAAGGATCAAATTTAAATGTTTATATTGATTATGGAGATTCAAAAAGGATAATTGAATGTGCTAGTGGAATGGAAAAAATGATAACTTCTATTGCAATTAGAGTTGCTTTAATTAATATTTCTTCTCTTCCAAAATCAAATATTTTCATTATAGATGAAGGTTTTGGAGCTTTAGACGACTCAAATATCGAATCTTGTTCTAGGCTTCTTACAAGTTTAAAAAAATATTTTAAAACAATCTTAATAATATCTCATGTTGATTCAATTAAAGATATTGTAGATAAAAATATTGAAATTTTAAGAAAAGGAAATGACTCTTATGTCTGTTATAACTAATCACAAATGGAATAAAATTGATAAATATGAAGAAGAAGCAATTATTGATGGAATTAAATTTATTCGTCCTATTGGGGATAAACCTATTTCTTTGGATTGCAGCTTTTGTAAGATTCTTATATCTACAGTAGATGACGTTGAATATATGAAAAAATACAATATATGTCATTCTTGTTATGATTTATATTATTTTCATAATAAAGAAAAATGGGATAAAGGTTGGCGTCCTAATAAATATTAGTATTATGATATAATTATATATAAAAAGGAAAATATAAATGGAATTGAATTTTTTAGAAAGTCTTGGATCGTCTATTGATAATGTTTTTAACTATACTTCATCAGATGGGTCAAGAAAAACAACAGCATCTTTACAAGGAGAGAATTTATGTATTAGTTTTCAAACTATTTTAAATTCTTCTAGAGAATCTGATTTACATTTTCAAGTTGCTAATCTTAAAAAAGAATCAGATGAAATGATAAAATCTAGATTAAAAACAATTGAACAAGAATTTAAAAAATGTGCAAGTAGAGATTTAGTATCTAATAAAATTTCAGACAGAGACTCTTTTGAAACTTTAACTATTAGCGCTTATAGTCCTTTTAGAAAACTTAAGTATACATGTACTTATGTTTACGAGGTTAAATAAGAATGGCAAATATTAAGTCTAAAAACGGTCAAGTTACTGAAATAATAAAGTGTGGAAAAGATCCTGTTTATTTCATGAACAAATACTTGAAAATACAACATCCTCTTAAAGGATTAATAAAATTTAATACTTTTCCATTTCAAGACGATTGTGTAAAAGATTTTAATGACCATAGATTTAATATTATTTTAAAATCAAGACAATTAGGATTGTCTACTTTAGTCGCTGCATATGCTGTTTGGCAAGCCGTTTTTTATAAGGAAAAAAATATTTTAATAATTGCAACAAAACTTGCTGTTGCACAAAATTTTATTAGAAAAGTAAAAACTTATATTAAATCAATGCCAAAATGGTTA